TCTCTAATTATTCCAGGATTGGGATTTTTAAATAAAGCTGGGCAATATAAAGACTATACTTTTGAATTTTGGGCTAGAATAAATTGCGATACAACAGAAGAAAAAAGAATTTTTGGAAATATTCGTGGATTAGATGGTCTGTATGTTAAGGGCTCTTCAATATCTTTAAAAATTGGTAGTAATATCATTAGGCATTATGTTGGCGAATGGTATAGGCCAATGCTTATTCAAATAAGATACTCAGCATCATCAATAGGCTTAGTTATAAATGGCGAGCAGGTTGGAGAGCTGTCCATAGCAGCAGAAAGTCTAGAATTCCCAGATCCCAGCACTATTGCTTCAAGCTCCTTGACACTAGATAATGATTGGCTAGGATTTTGGTCTTATGAAGACGTCTCTCCAGTAGATCTTGACGGGCTTGCCATTTATGGATATAAAGTACCAAATCAAATGGCAAAAAGAAGGTTTGTGTATGGACAAGGTGTAGAGTTTCCAGAAAACATAAACAATGCGTACAGTGGAAGTTCAATATTTATTGACTACCCTTTTTCAAAATACTCTAAAAACTATAATTATCCAAGCCTCGGAAAATGGAAGCAGGGTGTCTATGACAACCTTTTGATTAATGGAAATTCAATCTCCTTCCCATCCTACAGTGTTCCCGCTGTTAAGTTTAATAATAGAACAGAAAGCGAGTGGCTCTTAAGCTTAGAGGAGGCTCAAAATGAGTCCGATTTATTTATCAAGGTAAGGCCTAACTCTTCGTGGAACTCCTCAAGTGGTCATTTATTTTTTGAAAGTGCAAATCTTCTAAATGAAGAAGTTCGAGGGCTATACGTAGTATGCAAAGAGGGGTCTTTGCCATCATCAGAACAAACACTTTTAGTTATAGAAGACAGGGCCTCTGAAACAACCTTTGAGGTCAAGCTTGATTCTGAGGGCATAAAGTATGTCATTAATGAAAGAGAAGAATCCTATCTTATAGCATCTAAAGGAAGGCAGTATCTGGCTGGTCCTGGAGAAAAGGGTGCTATAGCAATAGACATAAGGAAATTCTCTAATTACTATGGTGGCAAGGCTGCTCAATTTTTTGGAAGGCTGTCATCCCCATCAGTATATGTCGGAAGTAGAAAAGATTTTTCAGAAGTGTTTACTGGAAACATCTATAACGTAGGCTTTTGCTCAGCAAAAAATCTAAATAAGATATCTTCTGCATTTGGCCCAGATGGACTTCCAATATCAGATGATTTTATTGATGGATCGCTGCCCCATTTAAGCGTGACAGACGGTGGACTTTACAGTGATTCAGTTTTTCAATTTTTGTATGACGGAGGAACCCTGAAAGAATATTCCGAATCTGTTATAAGTGGCCACACTCCAAGCTATGGAATTGCTGTGGGAAATAGCTTATCTGGTTTTAACCTCCTGGTATCTGCAGATTCCTCTTGGCAAGACTATGTCCCTCTTTCATTTTTTGCTAAAAATGTTTTAGACTCAAGAGGGGACGAAAAGCTCGACTTAGATTTTATTCAGTTTAATATTAACTACCCATCTCCATCTATATTTGTGCAAGATGAAGAACAGGGCAGCTGGACCTACGAAGAGCTTCAGGAAGAGTACTCTAATCCAGTTCAGAGAAACTATGACTCTTTGGACAATCAGCTATTTACTGGGTATGAAAATTATCAAGACTTAAAAAACAAAGCCATTAGCTCCTACAAATATGACACATCTGGATCTGCTGTAAAAAGCTATATAACTTTTCAACTTTTAGAAACAGGGGCAAATAAGCCAGCTGAGCTTTTTGCGAATACCGAGCTTGCACCTAAAAATGGAATAGTCTCTCCAGGCGATAACTGGCTAAGTACTAAGTATGAAGTCGTAGATAATATGATAATCTATCCACCACAATCGGTATCATTTGAAGACATTGCCATAGTTACTCATATAGAGCTAACATCTCAGAGCATTAAAGATACTCCAGCATCCATAAAGTATTTAGAGTATGCGTCAATGTCTTTGTCAGAAACATCTCCTACACCAATTGGAACAAGGTTTGGAAATGACATTTATCCATATAGGAAAGATGGGTTTTACTTTACTTACAAAAAAAGAAATCCATTTTCTATTTATAAAGGCAGCACCCCATATCTTTATTTAACTAGAAATAGCGGCATTACTGTTAGAGGCGACTTTGACCCACTAGTGAATAGAGGAATTTCTGTACCGATTAACGAGGCTAAGTCCGAAGACTATAAAGTCATTGCTATGCAAATGGCTGTGAGATTCGATCAAGACTTTTTCCCATATGCCCCAACCAAGATATTTGAAATACAAAGCAAAAACTCTTACATAAAGTTTTACATGACCGCCGTTGATCCCAAAGGCAAAAGAGCTAAGGTTTACGCAATTAACGATGAGGGCAAGTTAGAAAACGGACTGTCATTCTTTCTGAATGGAAGGCTTGTCAAAGATCCCATACTAACTATAAAAGAGTGGGCCATGATTGGTATCAGGTTTGCCAATACCCAAGAGTTTGGTAATTACGCAGGGGCATTAAGGCTAACAGCACCATTAACATATAACAACATATCTTACTACAAGTCTACGAACCTGCAAGAGGTTCAGACAGTCATCGAAAGGCCATGGTTTAAGGTAAAGGTAGCAGAAACTACAGAATTAGAGTGGGATTACTGGAAATTCCCATTTTTATGGGAAAATGTTCTAGTAATTGCAACAACTAGCTATTATGGTGTTGATCCATCAGACATATATAAGATATATACTGGCACAAACAAGCTAATTATCGATGATGAGATTGAAATTAAGTTTGGAGATTACTCATACACGGTCGCTGAGGATATTGCTTGGCGTTCACAGGTATACCAGGCGGTATAATGTGGTATACTTGTGGTCATGAAAGATAAATTTGCAGAAGCTCTTGGCAAAGCCAGGGTTACTTTAGTAGAGCCCAGCGGTTATGCCTGGGGCGTATATGTTTGGAAAAAGTCTAACGGTAAGTGGTTTACTGACGGTAATGGGAATGTCCTTAATGTTCCAGCGAACAAGGGCGATGAAAATCAGATTGCAAAGCTAAAACAGACTGCAGCCTACTATGGCGAGGCAGACGGTTCTCCAGTCTTTTTCCCAGGAACTGCAAGAATTAGCGAAGAAGAGCATTCAGAGCAGATTGACCGTATGAAGCAAGGTCTTATTCCATCACTTAACGATATTGGTGCTGTAATGGCTGCAAAGAAAACATTAGAGATGTATGGGGATGAAGAATAATGTCTGAAGACTACTATATTAGAGATTTGGGGCTACCAGAGTCAGAGATAGCTCAAGATGATTTTAAGGCTCAAGATCCTTTTAACAAGACCTGGAATGACCTAAAGGGGCTAACTGGTTTAGAAAAAAACTTTAAGCGTAGGACAGACAGGATGTCAAAAGCCTATGATGTTCAGGTTCCAAAAAACTTAGACACCTCAAATCCAGTTTATCTGGATAGCGCTCTTGCAATTAACTCTGGTGTCGGAGGGGCAACCTCAAAAGAAATAAACCCAGGAACCGTTTATCGTAATGGCTATGGCATGTTTGACGTTATTACTCCACCATGGAATCTTTATGAGCTAGCTAACTTTTACGACACATCATTTGCAAACCATGCATCGATTGACGCAAAAGTACAAAATACAGTAGGCCTAGGATATGACTTCCACGTTTCTGACAGAACTCTTATGATGTTGGAGTCTAACGAAAATGATTCAGCAAGGGAAAAAGCAAGAAGACGCATTGAAAGAATAAAGATGGAGATGCGTGATTGGCTAGAAAACCTTAATGACGAAGAAGCCTTTACTAACATTATGATGAAGGTTTTAACTGATTATGAATCCACTGGTAATGGTTATCTAGAAATTGGAAGAACCACACGTGGAGAAATCGGGTATATTGGTCACATCCCTGCAACAACAATGCGTGTTCGCAGACTAAAGGATGGGTATGTTCAGATTATTGGAAACAAGGTAGTTTACTTTAGAAACTTTGAAGCTACAAACACAAACCCTATTACTGAGGACCCACGTCCAAATGAAATTATTCACTTCAAGCAGTACTCTCCGCTAAACACTTACTACGGTATCCCAGACATTATGTCTGCCGTATCTTCACTACATGGTGACCAGCTGGCATCACAGTACAATATAGACTACTTTAGCAATAAGGCAGTTCCTAGGTACATCTTTACTCTTAAAGGCGCTAAGCTGTCTTCAGAGGCCGAAGACAAGCTGTTTAGGTTTATGCAAACAAACTTAAAGGGGCAGTCTCACAGAACCCTTTATATCCCACTGCCAGGTGACACAGATCAAAACAAGGTTGAGTTTGAAATGAAGCCAGTCGAAAACAATGTCCAAGAGGCATCGTTTAATGAGTATCGACTGCGTAACCGTGACGACATTCTTGTTGCACACCAGGTCCCTCTATCAAAAATAGGTGGCTCTGATTCCTCAAGTATTGCATCTTCTTTATCTCAGGACCGTACGTTTAAGGAGCAGGTCGCTAGACCTCTTCAAAGGACTATCGAGAAGCTCGTAAATAGAATTGTTAAAGAAAAGACAGACGTTCTTGAGCTAAAGTTTAATGAGCTTACCCTTACCGATGAAATTGCTCAGTCGCAGATTCTGGAGCGTTATGTCAAGACTCAAATCATGGTTCCGAATGAAGCCAGAGAAGTCCTTGGCTTGCCACAAAGGCCAGATGGCGACGAGCCATTTGAGATGTCTACAAGACAAGCTGCAGATTCTAGGTCTAACCTAGCTGGAAACAGGCAGAGGGATGCTGAGCGTACAAACAACCAGTCAGACAGCCCTGCCACCATTTCAGGAAGAAATGCTCAGGGAGAGGGACGATCGTCAGAATAAAGTCTGGTAT